TACCTCCAGTTAATTTCGCATTCTTCGCAAATGTAAAGCCAGCCATACTCGCCAAACTTTACCGCCACAATCATCTTGGAACAAAAAGGACACTTCTCGGGATGAGCACGGAAATATTCTCTCTTTTCTTCCTCCGTCATATTAAATTCTCCTCAATCTCCTGCAGGATGGTAACTTCTTTAGGGGTCAACTCGGTACACAGCACTAAACACATACCAACTCTATCAGCTGCACCCCAAACTATCTCAAATTTGCCATCGGTAAGGTCAGAAGCAATGCGGATGAAATTGGTTGCCTGATCCTCGGTGATACCAAAAGGGGAAGTCTCATACCACTGGTCCCGCTGGTTAAATATCTCTGACATGTTACACCTCGTCGTCTTCGTTGTAAATAAATGCTTGATTAGGGGTATCAGATGAATGAAGCACAAAAACGACAATTCCAGCCGACTCCAACACATTGTAATCTATAATCAAACTGGCCCGATCATCCTCTGGTTTCTTAATAGCGACAAGCACATTAACTTCTTCACAACGAGCAATAGCTCTTTTTAAATCATCTAATGCATCCCTCTGTGAATAGTTCATAATTTCTCCTATTGAATTGAAAGACGACCACAACAAGCACAATGATGCCCCGGGTGATCTTGTTTGTTACTGGCTGACAAAAAATCGTTCTGGGAGCGAATGAATTCGTTGGTCAGGCAATGTGGGCAGATAGGGCCAAATAAAGTGTCGATTAAATTAGGGTACTTCCTGAAATCATCGCTAACATTACTGACTACAACAGAAGTAAGCACACGGGGAACCAGGGCCCCAAACATATTAACTAGGCACTTCCAGCGGATAATCGCCAAAGTGCATTCCTTGTAGACGTGTGTCTCGTCTGTTCGCCTTATTAAATCGGCTGTGGCTGCAACTTTATCGGTCCACGATGGCAAGGCAGCTTTTTTGGGTCTGATCATCTTAGCCATGTTATTCCCCCAGATTCAATTTTTTGAAGATCTTATTAAGTACCGTATTAATGTGATCATCGTTAATTCCCAGTTTGTGAAGCACACCAGTAGCATAATAGCTCAACCCCGCCGCCCAAAAGCAGTCCCACATAAAACGCTTTTTTAAATCTTTCACTCTATCACCAGTCTTTAACTCTCGATAATGCTTCTGCATATCAAATTCCGGAATGGTTCTAATCTCGCGCTCCATAAACGCCAGCTGGTCTGCAGTGATTTTCATTTTTCGTCCTCCGATTAATTTGGTTATCCATGGCAGCACAGCGCTGCCGGAAACTACATTAAAACATGTGGGAAACTCCTTTACAAGTACATCTTTGTACACTCGCGCACACGAGGGGCGATGACGTTTGGAGTTTGTTACTTGAACAAGGACCAAGAAGCACATAGGGAATTTAAACAAGGACCAAGAAGCACATAGGGAATCCGGGCGATATTTAGGATTGGCTCTTTAACTGTTGTGCTATTCGACCGACAGCTGGCCGTGTATATGCATTAAAAGCTCCGGAAAGCTGTATGAGCGAAAAGACTATCCAGTCCAGAACTCTTAAGAACGACAACATACAACCCCAGATTGAGGCCCTCCGCTTTTTTGTCCTTTTCCGTTTTCTTCTTTTCCCTTAAAAGGCCCGTCTCTTTTAAAAGAAGGCCCTGTGTGCTTATTCTTCTCTATCTGTTTGATAATTACTATCTTTAAATGAGGCAGAGGATTGTTGCCGCTTGGTGTTCACTAAAGGCTTCGAGACAGGTCAAGTTAAGGGTGAGCTAAAGCCGTGCAGGCCGTGTATGTCTGATGATACAGAGTCTCTTGTTGTCTGGTTCAGTTCTCTAACACACAGCCCGTGTCCTTGGGACTAGGTAATTTACCAACTGTGTGCACCCCGGAGTACAGAACGAGGCAACTAACCAACTGCACAACTTTAAACAAAGGCTTTAACCTCACCATTACATACCGCTTCTGACCGACAGCCCCCGTCCTTAAAGGGCCGATACGCTAGTTGGCCGTGTGGAGGCGAATGCCTTCACGTCGTCCATGACCTCCCAGAAAGAGCTACAACGGACCGGCAACATCACCACACTTACCACTTGGTTAATAACTGAACAACATCATACCGACAACATCTAAATGGACGGGCTAAATCCGTTCTAAATCGTTCGTTCGAGAAGCCCCCAAAGATTAGTACAAATTGTAGAGGCGGTTGATTTCGGACCGGTACTCCGCCTCTGAATCCATCCACATTTCCAAATGCGCGATGTCGAAGGAAATGTTGATGATGTTTTGCACAAAATAGACCGGGGAAGCCTGCTCGATCACGTAGTACAAAAAGTTTGTAGCATGGATTGAATCGGCAACGTTGGCAAAAGTGGTCTCGATGTCAAATTTTTTCGTTTTCATGATGGTGCTCCTATTTTGAATGATGGGTGGCAAATGCCATGGGACGTGTTTTGCTGGGCAGTTGTAAAAGGCACCGGGCCATATTCTGCCACACACAGAGCAAATTAGCACGGACGCCGGATACTTCTCTGCGTTACGATGGGCGTATTTTGCAAGCTAGCTGTAATGGGATAAGTGTCATTTGCGCCTCACAGTGAAAGTTAACGCTGCATTTGGATACTTCTCTGCCGAATCAGATAATGCGCATTTCGCGTAGCTGTTGGTGTTTCATTGTTTACCTCCTGTTAGGTAAGAGGGAAATGTGCTATAAAGCTGGGCCTCTGCCTTGTGTAGCACTTGATCTTATAACTGATAGCACCAAGTTCTTCACACTTTTTATATAATTCCCAGAGTAGCACACCATTTGCATCGTCAATCCTCCACAATTTCACAAAATAAGACTTCTTGCGATTGTACGAAAAGATTGCCACGCAGCTATTACCAATGATCTTTTTTAACTCCTTTCGTCCGTTTCTCATTATTCCACCTCCTTCCATTTAGATTTAACATCCCCTAAGTAGCACCACGCTCTATGGCACAACTCGTATTCCGGTAGACCCGGTTGAAAAACAACCAAATAGGCTAGCCTAAAGTCGTTTCTGGTTTTGAGCGCCATTCTACCAACAAACTCTTCACCAGCCCTTTTGATAGAGATACGTCGTTGGAGTTTCTTTTTGTAGTTTAATTCTTCTGATGTCATTATACCACCTCCCTTGATGCTAATAAAGTGTTTATCACGTTTACCTGCAAACTCACCATCTGGTCTGCTGTCCAATTCTCTACCTTTGCATAATGCAAAAGCTCAAATACCATTTCCTGCTCTTCCTGTGTTAATTTTGACATTTGTCGTCCCCCTTTAAGATTTATGCACATGCCAGCAGTTTGATCAACTTAATTGCCCACTCATTTGCTTCTTTGTTCTTGCCGCAGTTCTTGTAGGCGATGGCCTTGGCCAAAGCCCGTGCTACTTCGCTTCTATTAATTTCCATTGTAGTTCTCCTTTAGTGTGTAGTTTCTGCCATTGGCAATGTTGGCCACTGCCATTAATCTACCATTATTGTTATAGTAGCAACAACTGTTGAAAATCTTCCTTACTGAGAAGTTTTCCACAAAGCTATAAAAATTGCTTCTACCAAATGACTCTTTCCAACCTTTAATTTCTTTCATTGTCGTCCTCCATTAATTTTGAGTTGGGGGCTAGGGCCATTCCCGGCCCCCTTTTTGAATTACGCGTTTATATCATCATTCTCGCGTTTCTTAGCATTCCTGAGGATGTTACCACAATTCATTCTCAGCATTCCAGGATTCCTGCCCTCGTTCCTGTCTGACAACCACTGCTGGATACCGGTGGTATTCCAGTCATAACCAGAATTGGCGAACTGCTTCCCAACTTTCTTGGACAACCCAATATCGATGGGAAGCTGGGCAAGGGCAGAGGCCACATAATTAATAACCATGTCCTCACTCAACCCCCTGAGCACGTCTGCGGTATCATCACCGATGTCATACGTGTCCCTACCACTCACGGTCACACCCAAACCCTTGATGTAATTATCATGGTTGGGGAACAACTTCACTGACAACATGAAACCACAGTGGTCACAAGGCTGGTTCATCCGGGCCAACCCATTGTGACCCCCACACTCAGGACACTTGATCTTCCTGAGGGTGTTAATATCACGGGTCATCACGGTGGTGGTGTTCTTACGTCTTATCGGTTTAGCTACATTCATGGTGTTCTCCTTGGTTAAGGTTGATACGTTAACTACGGCTACGGTTGATTTGGTGGTTTTGGTGGTTTTCATGGTGGTTCTCCTTATTTTACTATTTTATACGTCCATCACATAACATCATGATAATAGGTAATACCGTCATTGCCACTATCAGGCACAACGCAACTAAACCTTCTTTTTTTCTTTCTTTGTCATTTGTTCGTCCTCCGTTTGTTGTTATTTAGCCTTATGGCCCTATATACTATATACTTAATGGGTCCCCTTAGGGATGTATATACATTGCGCGCACACACACATCGGTCAGTTAGAAAGTTGTCTTTCTTTTTTCCCTTTTTTTCCGATGTCGAATTTTCCAATTAATATAACATATAACCAGACCCCAAGATCATTGGTCGACTATCGTTCATCATGGGTATTTTGTCATTGGTCTGCTATTACCGTTCTAGGGTCATTCATCATTTGTTTGGACTCCCTGTGTGCTTCTGTGTTTGTACTCGTTCTTTTAACATTTGCATTTTCAACCTTGACTTTGGGCCTATTTGTATGGTAAAATAAGTGAAAGGCAAGCACTGGATTTCAACGGAGAAGGTATAGTGGATATAGATTGGAAACAAATAAAAGATGTGTGGGAAACCGACGCTGACAAGCTGGGCCAGTTGGCCACTAAGTTTGGTGTGTCTATGGTTGCCATATCATTAAAGGCGCGTCAATCTGAGTGGGGCGAGAAGAATTGCCGCAAGAGGATTGTGCCATCTTTTGATGTCGATATCCTCAATGATACGCAAGTGAATTTGGCTCATAAGACCGATTTGGGCAGGCTTAGACTTTTGGCTGCTTGTGTGATGGAGCATTTGCAGTTCGAGTCCAATTACATGGAAATACTCAAAGCAACTGAACGGTTAGCAAAAATTTATTCGCAAGTTATTCCCCTTGAACGTAAAGTGTTTGGTATGGATGGTGATGTCGACGACTCCCCTGATAGTATAACCCTAACCTTAGGTAAAAGAAATGGCTAAGAAATGTGATACCCCCGTGCCCGCTCCTAAGGGTGCTGTACCCACCGCTAAGGGTGCTGCCCCCAAACCGATGAACCCCAGTAAAATGGCTGCAATTGTGAAGTCGGGCGGTTTCGGGAAGAAAAAATAACAAACTTGGCTGGGGGATAGGTCTGCAGACCGATAAGAAGTCCATCCAACTTCTTCCCCTTGCTTTTTATTAATGGATACTGAATCGGGAGGTTCATGATGTTGACACAAGAAAGATTAAAAGAATTACTTGATTACAATCCGGAAACTGGAATCTTTGTTTGGAAGATTGGTTCTACAAATGGTATGCGGGTTAAGGGTACTAAAGCAGGACATATAAAGAAAAATGGTTATGTGGAAATAAGAGTAGGTTATAAAAACTATTCAGCACACCGACTCGCTTTCCTTTATATGGAAGGGTACCTTCCAGAGGGTCAAGTTGACCATGAGGATCGCATCAAAGATCATAATTGGTGGAACAATTTGAGGGAAGCTTCCCCGCAGTGCCAAACCAGAAATACCGGACTAAATTCTTTAAACACCTCTGGGGTAAAGGGGGTTAATTGGAATAGTTGTAGGAAAAAATGGTATGTACAAATAAAACTAAATGGAAAACAAAAGTTTTTGGGTAGTTTTTCTGATTTTAATGAAGCGGCGGCACACAGATTTGCCATTGAACAGTGTATTGGATGGGTTAATTGTGATATAAACTCTTCAGCAGGTAGTTATTTAAAAGGTAGGTGATGTTCAGTGGGTGCCACCCTAAATTTTGAAACTGATCTGGCGGGATTTTCTCCTCGACAGTTAGACGCTATTGAAGCTATTGACGACGATCGTTACAAGTATATCATGTATGGTGGTGCTCTCTGACTTGGCGGTGGAAAATCGTATTTATTGAGATGGTGTGCGGTAAGGCAGTTAATTAAGCTGTCGAAAAAGTACAATAAGACAAGGCTAGTTGGTACTATTTGTTGTGAAAATTTCCCGGCCCTGAAAGACCGCCAAGTGCAAAAGATGGCAACCGAATTTCCTGTGTGGTTGGGAAGTTCTCATAATGACCACAAAGATTACGGTAGGTGCTTCATCCTTAATAAAAAGTTCGGCGGCGGGGTAATCGCGTTACGTAACTTAGATGACCCGAGTAAGTATCAATCTGCCGAGTTTGTGTTTATATTTATCGACGAATTAACCAAGAACGAGCTTGAAGTATTTACATTTCTTCGATCCCGTTTGCGTTGTCCGGGTATTCCAGACCACGAGCTTAAGTTTGTGGGTGCTACCAATCCGGGTGGTATAGGACATGGTTGGTGCAAAGCTTTCTGGATTGACAGCATATTTTCGGATGACTGGAAGGGATTCGAGGGGATGTTTAAGTATATTCCCTCCAAGGCTACCGACAATCCCCACTTAGATCAAGGGTATTACGCTGTGCTTGATACCCTCCCGGAAGCATTAAGAAAGGCGTTCAGGGATGGTGATTGGAATATTTTCGTAGGCCAAGCATTTACTGAGTTCAACAAAGCGATCCACGTCATACCTGACCATATACCACCTGCTTCCGCGCCGTGCTATATGACATACGATTGGGGATTTGGAAAGCCGTTCAGTATGGGTTGGTGGTACGTAGATAATGATGGTAGAATAATTCGGTTTCATGAGTGGTATGGTTGGAATGGTACCCCGGACGAAGGTTTGAGGATGTCAGATTCCAACGTAGCTAAGGAAATTGTTAAGATAGAGAAAGAATTTAGAGTGAACGGGGTAGCCCGGCATTTTATTCGTATTGCGGGTAGTGATATTTTTAATAAGAAGCCGGATTATAAGGGCGGGGGTCAGGGTAAATCCACTTCAGAGGTGTTCAGCCCGTACGGATTATATTTCTCCCCCGGTGATTCACTACGTACTCTTAAGATACGTCAGTTTAGAGAAAGGCTGATGGTGCGGTCGGATGGTCGGCCAATGATGTATGTAACTGAGAGTTGCAAACAGTTTATTCGCACCATACCAAATTTAATCATGGATACCAAATCGTATGAAGATATTGATACAAGCGGGGAAGATCATTGCTACGATGAAACTTGCAATTTGTGCATGGCTCGACCGATCCTTCCCGAAAAGCCGATAAATATTGCTACGGAAATAGAAAAACGGCTGAAAGAATTAGAGGTTTCCACTACCAATCAGTATGATAGGTTTGAGGAAGAATCAAAAAATGACTTCTCAATGCTGCACCTACAATGATTAATTTAAATTACGTTATAATTATTTTGTCTTTACTTAATATGGCCCTGTCTGTTGTTGTGCTACGTGAACTAAAAAAGACAAAACCCGTGGTGCCACGTGAGCGTAAAGTTAGGGGGAGTAGTATTGAGGTGATGGTGGATCCCTATTTGGAGGCGTTCAATGGGGACCCAGTAGACAAACGAATCAAAACTGTGAGAGATTAATTATGAAACTTAAATGCCATATATGTAAATTTGAGATCGCCACTATTGATGACGGGATTAAAATTCCAGTGATTGGGGCCATGTTTGGTCCTGCCGACCCCATTCATAACCATATCCCACCGTGGTCACCAGTAGTGACATGGGAGCATATCTATTGCCCAATGTGTTCATTCCGACCATTTGAGGAGCCAACCCCCACTGGGGGAATTATTATGACCACCGATGTTGGTACCATTATGGTAACTGCTGATGGTTTTATTATGGCTAATGGTGAGGGACTTGTTTTGGTTCACGACGGTGTTGTGCTGGAAACGCCCGAGGTTGACGCTGACGAGGCTCCGGCTACTGATACAGCCGCCGATACCGACAAGGCCAAGGACGAGCCAGCGGACGCCCTCGCTGTTGATGCTGAGCCAGTAGTCGAGCCAGCAACAGCTAAGACTAAAGTGCCTGTAAAGAAGAGTAAATAATGACAGTAGAATCCAAATCATCAGAATTGGTGCCAAAAAAGGGCAGCGGAATAGGAGTAGCCAAAGCAGTATTTGATATACTCAATGCTGTGGTTACCGATAAAGAGTCCATGGGTCTTGAGGCCAAATGGTACCGATTCTATGAAATGGGCAAGAATAAACAATGGCGGAAACAGAGTGCCGACCTTACTCTTGTTTCTGCCAACTTATTATCTGTACACCGAAGAAAGACTGTAAACAGTTTAACCGACAACAATCCCACTTTTAATGTAAAAAGGGTTGTATCAACTGCCGATACTGAAGACCGATTCAAGATGGTGTTGCATTCGGTTGAACATTGGTGGGGAGAGACTGAACAGCAGGATGTACTCGAACAATCGGTACACAACGGGGAAACTTATGGTGTGTGTATTGAAAAATCGGTGTTTGATCTTGATAAAGAGTATGGAATTGGTGAGGTGGATACGGTAATAGTAGACCCGTACCATTTTGGTATATTCCCAGTAAAATGTCTGGATATCCAGAAGGCCGAGGCTAACGTTCATTATTATCCAATGTCAGTAAGGGATATTAAACGTAAGTGGGGCAACGCGGCTGCAGATGTAGTCGCAGATACTGATATTACATCCACCAGCGACGATAGAAGGATGGTATCAGGAGTTAAAGACACCCTTCCCACCACTACTTCATCCAGTATTGGTGGGATGATCAAGAAACTTCTCACCACTTTGGGTGGTAATACTGGAAGTAGTGGAGAAGAGGCAATAGTAGTAGAATGTTGGGTAAAGGATTACACCCCAAATGAAACAGGAATAGGGCCACTTTATCCGGGGTTTATTAGGTGTATAACTGCTGTTAATGGTTCCATTGTTTTGGATGACAGGGCCAATCCCAACATCAACCCCAACATTGACCAGGAGTTAGCTTCCAACACTTATTTATACGACAAATTTCCGTTCTCCAAGGCCAATTCTAATAAAGATCCCGTAAATTTTTGGGGGGAGAGTGATTTCGAACAATTGATGGGATTGCAGATGGAGTTTAATAAATCCCTCAGTCAATTCTCATCACTCAAAGATAAAGTTGCCGGTGTAAAATTTATAAACCCCAAAACTTCCGGGGTAAATAATTCTGCTATAACTAATGGTTCATCTATAATTAATCCGGATACGATTAATCATGGAATGTCTTATATGGAGCCTCCTCCAATTCCTAAGGAATTGATGGAGTCAGTTAATGCATATAAAGAGTTATTTTTTATTGTTGCGGGTACCTTTGACTTAGAGAGTGCCAATACTCCCGGTGGTCAGGTAATTGCATATAAGGCTATTGCGGCCCTAATTGAGAATGCTTCTACCATGATGAAGGGTAAGATACGTAATTATGGTAAGTTGATTCGTGATCGTGGTAGAATGGCAGTATCTCAGATGCAAAATTGGTATACTGAACCCCGGTTTATTAGTTTCATCGATAATGGGGACGAAGTAGAAGGGCAAGCATTTGGACCCGATATGATTGTACCGCTGAAATTGTCGGTAGTATCCGGTTCTACTATGCCTAAATCTGAAGTACAGCGTAGGGATGAGGCTATTGGTTTATATGAAAAGGGTGCTATTGATGCCGAAGAGTTATTGAAGGCACTTAATTGGGACAAACCAACTGAAGTAGTTAACCGGATGGCCAAGGGTCCGGTAAATCAGTTCATTGAGAAGTTGTTAAAGGCCGGTATGCCACAAGAAATGTCCCAGTATTTCTCGGATGTGGCCGCTGTCGATGATAAACAACTTGATCGCGCTTTGGATCGTGCTGAAATGCCATTCTTTAATCAGATATTCGCATTTCAGGGTATGCAACCGGATGTTAAACAAGAAATTTCTATTGCCAAGGCCCGTGCTGAAGTCGCAGAGAGTGATGCAAGGAAAGAGGAAGCGTTGGCAAATGTTGATGCCACTATTGCTTCTGCCAGAAAGGATATGGAGTCGATTCGTCAAACTGATGAAAGAATTAAAATTGATAAGGCCAAGGTTGTCCATGAGGCCAGAACCAAGGAGAGGGACCAGATGTTAAAAGAAAAGGAGATAAAAAGTGCCGCTTCACAACCATCTGTGTAAATCGTGTGGGGTCCTATTTGAGGATGTAGTAAAATGGGACGAGTATACTGTTAAATGCCCAAATTGTGGCTCGGATGCCAACAGGGTGTATACGGAATTTAATGGCATCAAGAAAGAAAACCCTTCTTGGATGTACAAAACGTTGGAAGTTGTAAATAAAGACGGTGGTAGGCACTGTCAGGAATTCCTTAAAAACCCAAATCGTGATAACTACAAAGGGTGGTTAAACGGTGAGGGGCTGAGGCCACTTGAAGAAGGGGAGTCAATGAAAAGAAAGAAAGTTGATAACTCCGGATTAAGGGCCAAGGTTAAGGAAAAATTTTACAAGGATTCCTCGATAACAATAAAAGGGGTTTAACATGAAAAAAAGAGCAATGGTATTGGCCCGATTTTTGTCCGTATTTGGTGTTGTTAATTATAACACTCCAGATCTCCCCGGTGGTTCTATGGGAGGAGGCGGCAACGATAGTGGCGGGATGGGCGGTAGTGTGGACGATGATGCTGGTGCGGTCGGTAACTTAGACGATTCCGCATCCGGGGACGCTACTCCACCTACTGGGGATGTTACTCCACCTACTGGGGATGTTGTCCCCACAGCTGGACCGAATTATGACGAAAGATTTACAGCATTAGACAGCAAGATTACCGACCTGTTTAGTGCAATCAAAAACACTAATAGTGACAATGATAGTTCCAGTAAGTCAGCTGGTGACTTATCTGGGCTTGAGCACGATGATTTAGTGACTATGCTAGCAGAAGATCCAGCCGGTTTCATTGGTAAGGTAACTGCGGCAGTGGAACAATCGGTAATTGCTAAAGTTTCACGGGAAAATGCTGTGAATACTTATAATAGCAAGGTTGAGGCAGTAGTTAATGATTACGCCGATAAAAACCCCGATTTCGAAAAGATGTGGGATGATGGTAAGATCCAAGGGTTCATGGAAAAGAATCCCGGACACAACGCCATTTCTTCACACATGGTTTTAACAATGGAACAAAAGATTACAGATGCAAAAAAAGCCGGTGCAGAAGAAGCAGTACGTAACTTCCGTACCAAAACAAACAATCAGGTACTCAATGGTGGACCTGGTATACTACCAGAGCAGCGAGACGCCGCATTAAAGAATCCGGAGAAATTCGGTGGGCGATCTGCGGTTTTGGCGGCAAGAGCAGGAATACAATAGGAGAATTAAATGCCAACTTTCGAACAGTTAGAGTCAGTAACAAATGATTATTTTGTATTGGATGGCGGTAAGGCCACTGATATTTACTTTCAATCATCTTTCCTTCTCAATTTGATGCTTAAACAGCAGAGGGGTTTGTGGAAACGTCCTACAGGTGGTATCCGTGTACGTATCCCTTTGAAGTATGACGGTGCAGAGGCCGGTTTTTACGGTCGTGGCGATACTCTGTCTAGTGACAAGCGTGAAAACGTCAACGCGGTTTATTTCAAATTGGCCCATGCCTACGGTAATGCTACTATTCTTCGTCTGGATACTCTTGAGAACTCCGGACCCACTGCAATTGTAGATCTTGCTATTGACGAGATCGAGACTGCGCAAACTTCTCTTACTAAAGTGTTGGCCGAGTCCCTTTACGACCTTCCTTCTGGTAACGACAAACGTCTTACCGGTCTTCGGGCCATGTGTAATGAAACCGCTTCTCTGGCTTATGCCGGTATGACTGAGGATGAGTTACAGGCTGAGGATGGTACCAAACCATGGGAAGGTAAGATGATTTCCACGGTTGAGGCAATTTCTACTACCATTATTCGTAATATGGCTACCGCCGCCAAAGTGCGTGATGGTGTTAATGGTAAGCCTGACATCGCCGTACTTCCTGAGGCCTTGTTCAACGTTCTTGTTGATACTTTAACTATCCAGCAGCGTTTTGTGAAGTCTGAAGATACTGCCAAGGCTGGTTTTACCGGTATTGATTTCGAGGGTAAGATTCTTACTCCCGATGATTTCTGCCCAGCTGGTCATTTATTCTTACTCAATAGTAAGCATGTGGGTTTTGCCGTTCATACCAAGGGTTTCTTTACTCGCGGCCCATGGAGAGTGGTAGAGAATAGCCCTGAGGACAAAACCATGAAGATTTATTTTGATGGTAATGTCATTTGTAACAACCGTAAAGCCCATATCGGCCATAGCAATCTTAGTTAGTTTTGGCTGATATTATTTAATTATGTTTAATCAAACTCTTGTTATGGAGGAAGTATAATGCGTGAAGCACCTTTAAAAACTACCGCTTACAATCAGGGTATCCTTACCACCAGCACTACTGCCAAAGAGAAACTCGGTACCCTTCGGATTCTCGAAGACGGTCGTAAGTTTCGTTATGCCAAAGCTGGTGCCGCCATTGCTGCTGGCCAAGCAGTTTCTTGTGCTCTGGTAGCTGCACAACATCTTGGTGCCATTGTGGCATCTATTAATTCTTCTGGTACGCAGGTTGCTTTAACTGTTACCGCTGGTCTGGCTTTGGCCAATGATGCCCTTGCTGGTGCCATGTTACACGTAACGTCTGGTACTGGAGCGGGTAGATCTTACCGCGCCGAGTCCAGCACCGCCATTACTGCTGCTGGTACTTCTATTACTTTCGCACTGGTTGATCGTTTGGCCATCTACGATGGTACTACCAGAATCAGTGTTGTGCCCTCTCCTTGGAGTGGTGTATTGGTAGGTGCTGCTAATGCCGCTGCCGCTGGAGTTGCTCCAGTGGCTGTAGCTTCTGGTTCCTACTTCTGGTCACAAGTATCCGGGCCTGCCTCTGCATTGATTGTTGGTACCCCAGCTGTCGGGTCCCCGGTGATTTTAGGTGCGGCTGGTGCAGTTGCGGTTATTACTGCGGCCACTAGTCTGGCAATCGGGTACGCGTTTGGTTCGGTAGGTATTGCTGGTGAGTACAAACCGGTAATGCTCACCCTCGAATAAGGGGGGGTGATGATATGGCTTTCATTGCTACTAAAACTAAACTCGATGTAATGGGTTCCCACCGTGTTCAGATGGGAACATTTTCACAGGCCAGTGGTGATACCGGTGGTGTTGTTAACACCGGTCTTCGTGTAGTAGATAATTTCCAGATGACCTCTGCAAAGAGTGTATCTGTAAGTGGGGGCGCAGTAACTGTAGTTACTCCTGATCCCGTTGCTACTGTTGCTGGTTTCTGGATAGCTACTGGTATGTAATTATGGCAAAAATGACGGTTGATAATGTAATTGACAGAGTGTTACAGAAGATTCAGGATGATGGTATTGATTCTGATTTTATACTGGAAGCATTTAACCAATGTAATGTCCATCTAGCTACTGTGGTTGACATTAAAGAATTAGCAACCGTCAGTGAAGTAATCTTTCTGGCAGGGGTGAACGAGATACCCCTGCCAGATGATTTTCACAAGAATTTTACGATGGGCTACAACGATTCAGTTGATTGCAAATTGGCAGTATTTGAGAGTAGAAGGGTACTAGATTATAGAACCAGGGGTTTATCTAATTCTGGTAATGTTATTGCTGTGTGTAACGACTCTCCAAATATTTATTATAAATGTAGTCCATCTGTAGACCAAAATGGTCGCATTTATTACCATAGGTTGCCCATTGATTTGGCTGAGGGGGGTTCTTTCCCCCCATATATACCAAATGGTAGTGTGTACCGACTGTTTTTTCATTATACAGTATCACAATGTTATGACTTTATTGAAGATGGTATTGATGGCGGTCCTGAGGACAAGAAAACCAACACAATTTACCACGATAGTAAATTCAAAGAAGCACTAAAAGAGTTTATTTCATTTGTAGGACCCGATCCTAATAACGCTTACGACTCCAGATCTAATCAAAAATTTGATTTTGACTGTTTCGAATAATATGTTACATAATCTATTATCTAAGTGTACGGGTCTTAACAACTTAATCGACCCCACCAGATTACAACACGATCCTAATTCTGGAGTTTCCGAGTTATCAGAAGCGGTAAATGTGTATGTGGATGATTCAGGGGCGGTTTCCCGCAGACCGGGACAGTCGTTGTTATCCGCAGGTGAGTTTCATTCCTTATATTGTAATAAGGGTGATTGCTTTGTTGTTCAAGACCGTACTGATGATGCGGCTATCTATAAAGTTGGAACTGATTTTTCTTTGTCGGGAGTACGGTCGGGGCTTGTAAAGGGTGCACGAGTTTCTTACTGGCAAGAAGGTGCAAAAACCTACTACTCCAGCGAGTTTCACAATGGGGTGATTGAAAATGGGATTTCAGCATCCTGGCCTACAAATGTACACGTGGGAGCAGACACCACTAGAGTATTTAGCGTGGCCCCTAAGGGAACTCATCTAGGGGTATTTCAAGGACGGATGTGGCTAGCTGCAGAAAATGTTATCTGGGTATCCGAACCATACGCCTTTGGAAAGTTTGATATGGCCCGATGCTTTTTCCAGTTTGGCTCTAGGGTACGGATGATAAAACCTGTACTAACTGGCGTGTGGATCTCCACTGACGAGTATACTGGGTTCATTAAAGGCGCGGATAAATTTGAACAAATGAGCTTTGAAAAGAAATCTTCGCTTCCTGCTCATGAATATAGTGAATGTATTGAGTTATCGGAGAATGTGGCCACCCAGCTAAATTTACGGGGCCAAGTTGCTACATGGTCTAGTGACGCTGGTTTGTGTGTGGGAACGGAAGATGGTAAGTTGTTAGTTCCAACTGAGAATAAATTGTTATACCCAGCTGGTTCAATGGGGGCCACTGTAGCATTGAACAATGAAATTATAAACGTGATATACTAAAGGGGATTAAAGATGGCAGAACGATTAAGTAACGGATTCGTAAATGGTGTAAATATTACTGGCAGTGTTAAAACCTTAATGACCAACGGTATAATTCACATATATACAGGCTCTCAACCCGTTGATGCTGACGCGGCAGAAACGGGGGATCTTATTGCTATTATAACTTTAGCTAGCGGGGCCTTTACACCAGGATCGGCAACCAATGGTATTAATCTGGCTGCAACTTCTACTGGTGGTGTTATTTCCAAGGCGTCCGGTGAAGTGTGGAGTGGCGTTGGTACCGCTCTAGCCGGTGCTGGAAAAGTGGCCGGTTGGTTTAGATGGTACGGTAATGCTAGAATTCTTGGGGCTAGTACAACAGGAGTTCGCTTAGATGGGGCTATAGGTACTACTGTTTCATATGAGCTACAATTAAGTAATACCACTATAGCTACTGGTAGCCCTGTAACAATTAGTGTATTTGATTATACAACCCCCAAAAGTTAAGGAATTAGCCCATGGCGTTTAAAACACTAATAGGGTTTAGTACCGCCAGTAATGCTATAAGTTTTATGGTTATGCGGGACTGGATGTGTTCACTAAATACCGCGCAGGGAAATTTCACTACTTCAGGGGCTGGATGGACCGTTGTTGATTCATTTTACGCGATTAATTCTACTACTATAAGTGTAGACGATTTTGTGGTTATGACGTCATCTGGTACTAACGGGGCTATGCCCATGTTTATCCGTATTACTTTAACTGCAGACGGACCGGAAATTCGTGTAGCGGCCTCTTGGAATGTTTCAACAAATGTCGGTAGCTTTGTTGAAACATTTATTAGTACCTCTGACTGGGGGACTCCTACTAGTTTGTATTTGTATGGCTCTCTTAATTTTGTTGTGATTGTAGCCTCATCTGCATCTCAAGCATTTATAAAGTACGTGGGGGGGATAGAAACTCCTAGAATACCGGTTACTGCTGCGGTATCTACAAATTCGGTTACTGCGGGGGCGTCTAAAACAATAAATGTAGTGTCAGTTCCTGTTAATTTAACAGTGGGCAAGTCACTAACTATTGTTTCTCCTGACGCGGTGTATGCAGAATCTGCTGTAATTACTGCGGCTACTTCTACCAGCGTTACTTTAGATTCTCTTACTTATGCATACCCAACAGGTAGCTTTATTCAGGAAAATCATATCCTCATTGATATAGGACCGGGGGATGCAAATACTGGCTACTTATATGTAGACCACGTAGGCGCGGTAAACAATAGTGTATACAACATAGAAACCTCATCGCCTGTGAGGGATTCTTTGGAGTATCTGCCTGTGTTTGTTCCTTGTGTTGTAGTGTCCCAGAGTATACTTAATGGACACCCAGTGTACAATTCAAGTTTTATGGGTGATGTAAAAGATGTATATATCGGATCAAATGAGGGTACTCCGGGTATTACACATGGTGGGCTGTTTACAGTAGATGGTGTAGCCGGTACTTTTAGGATGTTTATAACTGGTCAAAGCAGACTAGTGATAATTAAAGAAGACTAAAGGCCCACTATGAGTCGAGTACTACTACGTGTAAGTAAAAAACATCTTATTGCCCGTCCTTATGTGGCAGTTGTAGTACCAACTGCGCATTTAACTACCCCCACCCCAGTAGTATTCGGTACCGGCACTGTGCCGATTCCACCTACAGGTAATATAATTTCTACAGTTCCGAGTATACAAGGGCTAGGGGACGTACCTGAGTTATGCACGGGCACTAGTAGTATTAATGTACCAAGTTCTACAATAGTCAGCCAGGATTACTGGACTTTGCATAGTGTTACAGCATATGCAGGTATACGTACTCCAGTCTCAGTGTTACAAATTTTTGGATTTGTATCTTCTATTGGGTACTCGAACATTGCAGCACCATCACCAATAGTGTCTGCGTACTCTGGAGCCTACGGTAATATTGAGTCGGAGGTAGCCAAAGTGCGCGGTGTTGGTAATGCCACAGTTTTAGGAATTGGTGCTTTAAATCCTGGTGGCCCCATTATGCGTTCTATAGCAGTAGTTCCTAAAAGGTGCGTAGGACTGGTAAAGTCTAAAGTACCTAAAATATCAGCAGTTTCTAATAATACTTCGGGGACCCTTAAAATATTAACTAAGCCAAGTAAGATAACGGCCCAAATGTATAATTTAGTGAACGGGCTAATATACGTACACCCTTCTATATGCACAACGCGTGGCATTGGTAGCACCGAGTCAGGTTTGGGTGTCATAAAATATGATAGACCGCAGTAATTGGAGACTTTATGGGAAATTTTGTAGACGGAAATAGCATAAGTATAACTTTACCCTCGCCAGCGGCCCCACAAGGATTTGAAGGTGACTGGAATGACGGAGTTTTTACAAACCTGAATGATACTGAAGCTCTAGTTACTGATAAATTCAATGCTACTATGGAAGTGGCAAGTAACATGCTAGAAAGCCTTACTGGGTCTAGTGGGTATTTGGAACAACTTTCAAATATAATAGACGAGATAAATGTACCGGATATAGTGTACTCCCCTGTAGTAGTTCCGGATTTTTCGGTATCAGGAGTTTCGGCACCGGTGTTTGATTCGGGATCTTTGGATTTAGTGTTCCCATCTTTCTCAGCCAGTTCCCCGGTTCTCCTAGCTATACCAGCGGTAGATTTATCTGCTCTTGAACCCGCTGAGTTGCCTGCAGAGATAGCTACAGCAATATCATGGATTGAGCAGCCACATAATGCTGAATTATACTCTATTTTATTAACTAGAATTTTAAATGATTTACAAAATGGGGCAACAGGTTTAAATCCAATTGTTGAGCAAGAGATATATGATAGAGCCCTAGCAAGGCAGGTAATTGCTGATACCAAAGCTGAACAAGAAATTTTTGATTCATTTGCGTCTCGTGGCTTCCCCCTTCCCCCTGGTGCGTTAGCTGGCAGGCTACAAGAGCAAGTAAATGAGTCTGCTAGGATGATGCTAGAGGTCAATGGTAAAATACTGATTGAGCAGGCAGACTTAGCCCAGAAAAATAGCCAATTTGTTATCCAGGTGGCAAAGGACTTAGAAGCTGTTCTTCGGGATTTTACTAACAAGGTAAACGATCGCAGTTTGGACTATGAAAAAGCTGTAGCCGCTAATGTTATCACTATATACGCTGAGAACATAAAAGCTTATATTGCGGCAGCCGAAGCTAATAAAATGTACGTAGAAGTACAAGTAGAAAATCTTAAAGCCATAGTAGAATACAATAAAGGCTTAGTAGCTTCTTATGCAGCCGAAGCTGAGGCTTTTGGGGCCGTAATAGATGGTAAGTCTAAAAAGAACTCCGCAATAACTGATGTGTATAAATCTGAGATAGCCGGTTATGAAGTGGAGTCACGAGTACTCACCGAAAACCAAAAAGCTATTATAGAGGGGTACAAATTAAAAATTCAAAATGCCCAAGCAGAACTTAGCGCGGCTATCGCTGAAGTTGACGCGGCAGTTAAGGGGTATACAGCTGAATACGGTTTAAGGGAAAAAGTTGCAGAGGCTCTTACCAATGTTGCATCGCAAACTATTGCTTCGGCATATGGGGCCGTAAATGCCTCTGCTGGTATTAGTTTTAATGGTGGTATGAGTAAAAGTGAGTCCTACGGGCATAATGAAAGCCGATCTGAGTCCTGGGGACATAGCGAATCTATATCTGGTAATCTTAGTGTAAGCTCAAGTTTGTCTAATGATCTTAAAGAGTCTCACGACTACCAAGAGAAATAATGGTTATACCACCAAGTCTCAAATTTTCTGGTAATAAAGACGCAGGTAAAAGCTGGATAAAGTTTGGTTTAGCTCAACTTGCTATCCTGCAGAACCAGATGTCTTTCCAGAAGTTGAAGCAAGCGCGGCGGGTGGTATCTCCAATTCACGGAGTTGTTGTCGAGTGCTTTGAGCGGTTCGGAATGGGCGAAATTAGAATCTATGTACAGCCGTTTAGTGTTTTAGAGACCCCAACTGAAAGTCTCAATTACACTACTGGACATTATGGGCAATCAGATACTGTTAGTTACAAGATTGGATACGCTTTTAGAGTAGACTTAACTAGGTACACATTGTATGACAGACTTATATTATGGGCAGCCTCCGCCCCGGTGTTAAAAAAGACTTATTTTAACCAGGCAGTGGAAGAAAAATATTATAACTCTAGCCTTGTGTCTGGAACAATAAAATTTGATGTAAACATTGGTTTAGGGGTTGTATACTATCCAGACCCAAGCACTCTCACCGAAGTAGAAATTTCAGCTTTGTTGGCTGAGGCCGCATCAGTTGTACAGAACATGAGTATTCCAGTTGATTATTTATTTAACTCTGGGGTTATAACTGCACCAAGAAAAGTATCCACTTGTACTGATTGTAGATTAGCATCTACGGAAACAACATCCGGTTACCCGTCGTATGAGTTTTTTTTACATGAGCAGGGTACTAATTGTTCACCTATACCATACTTGGCTTATGTATCAAATACTTGGCCACGCATTGAAGATGTTTCTACTGTTAACTACGGATCTCAGTACTGCTATAGTGTAGGACAAATGCTGGCGTCTTCTACTGGCGGTACTATTAATGCTGGTGGCGGAGTAGTGTATACTTATGGATCCTCAACCCCGCTAGTGGAGCACGATCTTACAAAAACTGTACGGGGTGGCTTGTGGTTTGCCCCAATACAGGGAACTTTACTTGAAGGATCTAGCCCTTTTTTTATTATTCATAACTACGGGGTTAGGTACTCGGATAGGGTGACCACAAGTTCCTCCGGGTACGATTTTAAAAGAAGTACTGCGTATAGATCATATAATAATGAAAACACCGCCGAGGTGTATGCCGGAATGGGTTTCTTTGAGGACTCTATAACTCTTCCGGGGGTAGTTACACCAGTAGAAATAGTTTTAGGGGCCGAATACCTAGTGAGTACTTCTAGTTTACCTGGGTGCTATGAGTACCCGGATGTATTTAACACCTCGAAAGGTACTTTTTCACTTAGATACTTAGACTACTATGCGGGACCCACTTCTGATCCTATAGACCCCGCGTTAACTTCTTTAATTGGAATACCTAGTGTGCCTAGTAGCATATTTGGACTTGCCAGGGAGTTTATACCGTCTTTAGAAAGCTTTTCGGAACATGACATTCTAAGCAATTTTACGGTTGGGCCTATTAACTTTATAGCCCTAACCCATTGGGCCGATTACAGACAGGTGTTACAGGCATCAGTTTCTCACGCGGGACCCCCTCCCGCGTACTCGGGGGTTATTAGTTGTAATGGTACATTAAACTATGAACGTACTAAATATAATACTGCTGGGTTTATTATATACTTTTTTAGCCCACCAAAATTATCTTGGGTAGACTTAGATGACACCGTTAATTATTGGTCTATATATGATGAAAAAGAACCAGAAGGCCTAATAAACAGCAACAGGTGCTTAATACTAGAAGAGTACATGAACTCTGTTGTACTTCAGGTGCAAGAGTACCTAGATCTTTACCCAGGGATTACTAAAAAAGATTATGATTTACCCATGGCGTATTCTATCGACTACTATGGCGGTATATCGGGTAAATTTGTTTTTAAGTAAGGATACCACTATAGGAGGCTTAAATGCAAACCGTAAGAACTAACATTAAAAACAACGCATCTACCCAGTATACTAATTTTGAGTATAACTCAGTGTGTGTATTCAACGGGAAAGTATTGGGTGCCGGTTCATCTGGGCTGTTTGACACTTGTAATGGTAACACAGACAGCGGTATACTAATTAACGCGTACTTTGTTACATCTAATACTAATTTCAAAGATAACGGGTTAAAAAGGTTGTGGTTTTTTATTTTGGGGCTGTGGTCATCCGGGCCTGTAGCAATAACACCTTTTTACAATGGGGTTGAAGCCAACCCCATAACTGTTGTACCCAAAATTATGAATAGTTTTCACCAAATAAAAAAGATGTTTAGAGACAAACTTACCAAGTGTACTTATAGTAAGTTTAAATTTTCTAATGTGGCCGGTAGCGATTTTACTGTAGACTCCATAAATGTGTCTACTTCATCATCTTCTCAAAGTGGAATGTAACATGGCTAATATGACGAGTTTTATGCGTGGTATGGGTAACAACAAAGCGGAGGATTCGTTTAGTTCTGGTTCTTTGGAAAGAATAAGGGCCATGAAGTTAGTGAATTCCGCCGTCAACCCCAACACAAACAAGGGTGTCGATGGAACTGTTGACAACTCACCAATTAGGGGGGGCGAGGGTTTTGTAGAGCAAAATTCCCCACCTGTGCTAAATTCATCAGTGGGTAATCGTGTGATGGCGGCTGGCGGGGTAGAATCATTACCGGTTTTAAACGATCCCCGTTTTGAAGCCATGCGTCTAGGTCAAAGGGGTACTTCCGGTCTTGGGCAAAATCAGGTATTAGCTGGTAGTGGGGACACATCTTCAGTAGTAGAAAGGCCCACACAAAGAGGTTTTAATGCAAATAAGATATCCGGTGGTTCGATAAGGGATGAACAAACGGGGGAAACGGTGTCTATAACCGGTAGTGGGGGTGTACAGCGGTTTGATGCAAATGGCAACCCTGTTAGTAGTATTTCTAAAAGGAGTTGGGGTGCGCCTTCCGGGGGAATGCAAACTGCGGATAATGGGTTGCAAATTTCTGGTGGAAACCCCTCTATGATGCGGCAATTTACTGGTGAAACCAATGCCCTACACAAAGGTGGTATGGAACAGGCCGCAGAGTTGGCGGCGGTACAGGCCAAAAGGGACGAAAGAGTAGCGGCACAAATGCCGCAAATGCCGGATACTTCGGGGATGTCACCAAGGCAAGAGGCCCAAGCCACCGAAGTGTATAAAGCGCAACTGGATTCATGGGACAAGTCTAAAACCAGTGATATTTTGGGTGCCCACTATAAGGGCGAGGCCGAATTAAATAAGGCGTCGGCTGATGAAAAGAATTTATCTGTTAATTACTCGAAAGAGGTTGATTCCATTAGAAAAGAATTAATGGCCGACCCTAATAATAAAGATCTGGCCATAAAGTTGGAGATCGCCACAATGGGTGCTTCTACTGCAGGGAATAAAAAGGATTCCGGTAGTGAACGGGCTAAATTGATCAGGGATGTAATTAAAAATAGCGGCAAAGAAATGGGCGAGGAAAAATTATCAACTGAAGAGGCTGCCCAAATAGTTGATGAACAACAGGCTGTTATAGACGGTAAAGATATTACGGAAGAAAAAATAAAGGGAATGACCGCATCGGAGAGGGCTGTATACGATGCGTCAACTGATGAGCAAAAAGTTAAGTTTATACAAACTGTTAAATTAAGGAATAAATAAAAATGGATGATGCACAATTCGAAGAGATAATGCGCAAACGGAAACAACCCGTTCAAGCTATCTCTAATGAGAATAGTACACCCGTGTTGCCTAAGCAAATTACTGGTGGAATGGACGATGCCGCATTTGAAAAGATTATGGCCGGTAGAAAAAGTGCTACTGGTGTTACTAGTGCTAATTCACGCCAATTGGCTATAGATAAAGCCACTACAGAGAGTAATGTGGCTAATAGGGGTAACTTCACCCGTGGCCTTATTGGTGGCACAGATAGTACACAGGGCCTACTTTATGGTGCTGTGGGTGCTGTGGGTGACGCTGTAGGCAGTGATACGATGAGGGATTGGGGTTTTAAGGGCTACAAAAAGAATATGGCCGAAGCCGCTCTTAACCCCACCGATGTGGCTAACTTCACCGATATACGTACCAAAGATGGTATTGCAAACACACTTAAGGATACTGGCAAGTTTATTGCCGGTTCCGCTGGTGAATTGTTACCATCAGTTGCTACTACTATAGCTTCTTCGATTGCCGGTTCTGCTATGGGTTCTGCTGCCGCTCCCGGTGTTGGTACTGTAGGCGGCGGTATAGCTGGTGCAGTAGGCGGCGGTGCAGTAAAGGGATATTTAGCTAAGAAAGCCGAAGGTTATATGTTAACTGAGGCTATGAAGAAACTGGCTGAATCCAAAGGAAAGGATGTAGCAGAAGATTTAGCCATCAAAACTGCTTATAAATCTTTGGGGGCCAAGGCGGGGATCGTTGCTGGTACCGGGCCACTTGAAGGCGGCGGGATGTGGGGGGAAGACGCTGCTAAACATGGAGTGGAAAATGCTAACGCCGGTAGTGCCATTGCATTGGGCACGTTATCTGCTGGTACTGAGCTATTTGCTCCCGGTGGTGCTCTGGCAGAAAAATTAGCCACTGGCGGTGCTAAAGACTTCCTGAAAGAAATGGGTAGTGCAGCGGGTAAATCCTTATGGAAGCGTTTAGGAATAGAAATACCCAAAGGAATGGCCGGGGAGTTTGTACAAGAAGCCACCCAGGAATTTATAAGTAAAGTAAATGAAAAGATTAATGATACCACAGGAACAGTAAGTTTAGCCGATAAAGAAGCAGCCATTGATTATTTAAATGCTGGTGCTAAGGGTGCTGTGGGCGGTCTTGCCTTTGGTGGTTTCAACGCAGTAACTGGAAAGGGTCCGGGCAGTATGCCCGTAACTACTGAATCTGAAATAGAAAATATCAACAAACTGAAACTGGAAACTGAAGATAATATCGCAAAAAATTATGAGATATTAAATACCGCTGAAGTTGGCAGTAAACTTCATAGTGATGCGCAAACTGCTATAGAAAATGGTACTAACAAACTGTTATTATATGATAAACAAATATATGACATCAGTAACCCCGACATTGAGGGTGCATTTAATAAAATAGACCCGTTTGATAAATACAACGATATTATTGAAAAGTTTAATTCTGGTGCCATTACCGAGGATGATTGGAAAGCCCACAAAACCTCTGGAAATAGTACCTTGTCTGAGGATCAAACTAGGGAAGTAGACGACCATGTAGATTTTACAAAGATGGAAAGGGGTGAGTCAATATTCACCGGGGAATATGATTCGAATCCTGGTATTGATGGTACGGTTGCCGGTACTAAGGATTTATTTACTACTCCCGAGGGTAAAAACCTTAGGAAAATTACTGATGAAGACGATGACAACACTGCAATACAGTCATTAAATGCTTATGTTAAACTTGCTAGGGGTGAAGAGAATCATACCGATTTGACGCTATCCGAGCATAAGCATGATGAATCCGTATATGAATTAGCCAAAACTCTTGGTGTGAGGTTAGTAACATTTGATTCCGACAGCGGTATTAATGGTGCTAATGTTCCTTCTAACAACAAGATCCTGTATATAAATTCCAAATCCGATAAACCTGCTCTGTGGGTGCTCGGTCACGAATTTGGTCATCATGTAGAGCAATCAAACCCCAAGTTGTACAAAGATTTGCTCACCTATGCCGAGGGTATGATGACTGATGAACAGTCGGCTAAACACAGAAAAAATCTGGAGGCCGCTTCTAAAGAGAATGGTGTCGGTTACAAGCCAGAACTGGCTAATAGGGAAATGTTTAACGACTTTTGGGGCGACAGTTTCACCGATTCTGGATTTGTAGAAAAGTTGTACCAAAAGAATCCTACCAAATTTGCCAGTGTAATGCGCACTATTATGGACTATATTGATAGTGTGTTGTCCAGATTTAGAGGGGTGCAGGGCAGTAACCCCGTGTTCACTGACATGAAGAGTCTGCGAGAAAAATTGGTGAGTGGTATTAATGAACATGTAGGTTATACTGGTGCTATTCAAAGACTAAAAGATGGTAATTTTGTTAATGGCACCCCTTTAGACTTAAATGCGGACAACAAACATATCACCAATATCGCCATAGGTAAAAAGGCCAGGATGACTGTTAGGGAATCTGGTGATACTATAGAAATAAAAGAATTGGTGAGGCCGGATATAGCAAAGGCTAATGGTGATGGGGTTCAACTTGAACAAACTACAAAAGAAAGATCCGGTAAACCATTCCCAGACAAGAAAACACCTACGGACGCACTAGATGAATTAAAAGCGTACGCACAAGAAAATGGTAAACAGTTGATTTCTTATGGTGGACCAAACAATATATACGCCATACGCCAAGGGTTTAAGTGGGTTGGTAATAGGGTAGTAGATGGTAAAAAGATAAATTCCGGGTGGGTGTGGGATTCTAAAAATCAATTGCCTTCCAAGGGCAAGGGCGGCGTTGTCGAGTCTCAGGCTACTGATGGCCGCGATGCAGCCTCCAAGACCGAGGAAAGGGCCACGATGACCCGCGCTGAGGCTATCGATGCCGAGATCGAAGACCTCAACGCTGAAATGGCGGAAGCCAGTATTAAGTTTAATAAGTCTGACACTGCGGCACGTAACAACCCCGGACCCGATCGGTCTACCCGTGTTAATAACATTAGAACCGAGTATGAGTCAATTATAAGTAAGAAAGATAAGAAAATAAAAGCATTAATTAAGGAAAAATCAGACATACAAATACCAAAAGAAGAAAAAGTAAAACAGCCACTTACGGAAAAAGAAGAAGGGGATGTAAAATTACGCAAAGAAAGGGACAAACAAAATAGGGAACGTTTAGGTAAAGAAGTAAAAGGACAAGAGTTGCCCCCGGATAAACAAATTGACCCCAACAAATGGCGTGGCCAGAGTCCTATTAACCCACGGAATGTAACTCCATTTAACCAAGTGGCAGAGATTTCTGACGAAATTGATAAAAAACATTTAACCCCAGCACAACGGGAACAAGAAAGACTAGCTAACGAGTTAAAGGTGAAGCAAGAGGAACGCGACAGAAAGAGCAAAAATGCCGATGCCGTAACTTGGAAGTTATATCAGTCGTTGTTAAGATGGGCAAAAGTTTTAGATCAAATGGATAAAGAGGCAAAATTTTCGGAAACCCAAGAACAGGAGTTGATCAACAGGGGTTACTTTTTGGAATCCGATGGTGCTGTATCTACTGACCGTGCTATGAATTTAGCTAAAGGGGTTGTCAATCTTAAATCGGCTATTACCATCAATAATAGAACAATAAAGAAACTAAACAAAGACAAGAACACCGGTACCAAAAAAGTAAATGGCGTAAATGTAAGTGACAAAATTAATTCATTGGTACAAATTAATAAGTCACTTGAAGTTGACTTGGTAAAGTTATCAGAAGAGTACAGCTTGTTGGAAACTACCGGGGACACCCATGTTGGCGTTAATCAAAAAATTGTACTTGAAATATTAAAAAATGAAGAGAACAAAAAGAGCCAAAAGCAAGCCGAGGATGTATTAAAAGAAAAAGAACAGAGGAGAGCCAACGCTTTAGAGGGTATAGCTTTAAGGAATTTAAAAGAAGTAAAAGAGGATAAGAGTCAACACGAAAAAGATTACATGGGTGCTGAAGTCACTGATGTAGAGAGTAAACTGTATAATATAATAAGTGTTGAAAGCGGTAGCAAAAAAATAGTGGGGATACCCAGTATCAGTAGGGGTGGCGTACGTTTACAATTTGGTGAGGGAACTACAAAAAACCAAATTGTAGATTCCGTGCGTGATATGGCCAACAAATTCATTAGTAAAAATTCAAATCGAATTAACCCCAGTATTATAGGTAGAATATCCAATTTATTTTATAACAACGTAATTGGTAATACCCAAATCGAAAAAATGGTATTCGATAGGTTTATTAAATTAATGAGGGAGTATACCTTTAAACATAACATTAAACCGGGGTTGGAGTATAATATTGGCACGGTAAAATATGTTAAGGCTCGTGAAGAGGTCATGTCCGAAATCAAGGATAGGATATCTAGAGTAGTACAAACTGCAGATGATATGTTCAGGGACGAAAGTGTTAAACCATTAGTGTACTCTGGGCCTACCAAAAATACTACAGAAAAAATAAACGCTGTATATGATACAGCTATAGCTGCGGGGGAAGAGGTAGTATCTAAATTAGGAAAGGCTAACACCAAAGCAATGAAAACTGAGCACCAAAGGGCTAAAAGTCGTGCTACGTTTGAGTCATTTATACGCAATAGTTTCATGGAGGGTTTGAATGTTAATGAAGTGGGTTATGTAGAAACACAAAGAAAATTATTTAACGAAATGGCTGGCAGCGTTAACATTAGAAGGTTAGCAGTAGCCGCCATGTATAACGATGCTACTGCTAGTGTAGTTGCATATGAGGGCGACGATGAAATAAAAGTAAAAAAGGGTCTGATTGGGGATGGTAACACCGATGTAGAAATGGAACCGGAAGTAGAGCGCGGTATTGATTTGGATAACCTGCTTAAAAATCCCGATGGTAGTTATATTGTTGGAGTGGACGATGACGTTAACTTCAGTGTGTCTATTCAGAATCCAGATGCTGCCGGTGCCAAAGTAACTGATGAAGAAACAAGGGATCCTAATCCAGCCATACAAAAACTTGTAGACGATAATAGGGATGTACCAAGTTTATCATGGTATACCAAACAAAAGCACAAAGTAGAAGCATTTGCACAGTCATTTAGTACTCATGTTATTGGGTACGGCCCCGGTAAATCCGGCCAGTTTAAGGATATACTTAGGAGGATGGGTGCAGTGGATAAATTTGCCGCCAGAGAGGCTTTTGCTAGGATATACAGAGTAGTCGGTAAATTGGATACCAATGAGAATCGTGTGTTTACTCAAATATTAATGATTCATAATATACTAAACGGAACAGTACCCAATTTGGATGGCGTGGCTCGTATATATGATGGTAAACTCCCTTTTTATGGTACCATAGAAAATGCTCGTAAGAGT